TTCTCCATTGTAACCTGACTAGTATTTGTAAAGATTGAACGAAGCGGAAGATTGATAGTTTGACCTACCACTAAAGAGTATTCAGCAAAGTTAGCAGCAACATTCCAATAAGGAGGGAGTAGATCGTCTGGTTCAAAAATATTTCCACCATCAGCCGATACGTTAAATTTATAATCGGAAATATTAACTGAGACATAGTTCCATGTTGGAATTGTGGTTAATGGAGGAACTTCACCTGTTGGAATTTTTCCACGAAGAATATAATCCCACATACCAACACGAAGTTGTGATGCCGTTGTTATACCAGCCGTTGATCCAACATTAACAACTGTATTGCCTCCAATTAACATTACAGCAAGAACTGAATATACCATTGTTGGGCTGGTTCCAATACAAGACGTAAATGTTTCAACATTATTAAAGGCATTAACATAATTTCCAACAATAGTAATTGTTGATGGTGTTACTGCATGTACTTGAAGTCCATGCACATAAGCCCACAAACGATTGCCATACGTTGCTGGATCGTTATTTGCCCATTGTGCATCCCACCAAGCTGGTTTATCAGGATATCCTTGTAATATCCATGGCTCAAGATTAGGATATGGTGTTCCATATGCTTTTTCATAAACATCTTGCCATGCACCACCAGAAACATATGGTGCTGATGATGGGAGTTCAACTGGAGTTGAATACTTGTAATTCCATGTGAATGGGTTTGTTGCATTGTACGTATTGTTTGCAAATGGTGTTGCAATCTGAAGTTCCATACAATATGCAATGAACTGTTGTTCAAGATACTGATTCCATAATGTTGGGTATGTGGACTGTAACTGAGCAAAATTAATTGGTGGAGTAAATGGAGGTGGTGGACACTGTTCATATAACAATGTTTCAACATTTAAGATTGTATCAAGCAAGTACTGGTCAATATCAACAACCTGCCATGCAGAAATTGGAGATGTTTGTGGAGAACCAACATAAAACTGACCACCAAGAACTGGTGTCCATACACCAAGAGTTTGTTGCTGTTCTAATGTTCCTGTTCCAGTTGTATTCCACCACAACGAACCAATTGGATAAGATCCTGCTGGAGATGTTGGACCTACACCAGCAAGTACCAAACGATATAAAATATTATTGTTTAACCAGTAAACACCATTACGATATATTGAACTAAATCGTAGAGCAAATACAGATTGATTTATTGGTGGTAGTGATGCACTTACGCGACCAAATTTTTCACCAGGTGCTCTTGGATCTGGTGTAGCAATAAGAACTTGATCAAGACCAATAATTGTTGATTCTGGTAGTGCATACGAATTACGATGCCCATCGTGATGAACAATTCCAGAAATACCTTGATCATTATCTTGATAGATGTAGGGATCTACCTTTGGAATGATTCCAAAGAATGGTAATGTTGCAATCCAATTTTCAACACCACTTGCTGGTGTGTTTACTGTAGGTGGTGTATATGTTGTACTATCACCATACACCAAATTTGCCGCTTCATTTTCTTCATATGATGTAAGAACTTGATTTGCAATATAATCACCTGGATCAAGAATTACAGCTGGAGTTGTATTTGTCATGTATGTTACATAGTTTGCAACCAATAGTTGTCGCAATGTAACAAGCATATTTTCATATTCACTCTGAGCAAAGCTAAACAATGCTGGTGGTGTTACTTCATCTGTAAATTGTGAAGACAAGAATGTATCAAATGAATTGTTATATTCCTTGATTGTTCCACCAAGTCCCCAGTTAATGTTTGTATAATCAATCAAACGCCAGTTTGCAGAACCAGTGCCCTGGAAACCAGGAACAATTGGTTGTGCATCAACAATAGACAAGAAGTGTTGGTTCAATTGAATTAACGAAATGAGTTGTCTATCTTCGCTATTGACATTGTAGTATAATGTATCTGGAATCTGCCAATTGCCAATCCAAACTGGATCTGTACCTTCCGTTACTGGAAGTGGAGTTGTTTTATCTGTATACCAATCAGGATTAATTTGTGCTGTTTCAATCGCTACCCACTGTGTAGTTGCTTGTGTTGTTGCTTCTGCTTGTGTTAAAGATGGATTTGCTGTAATTAGATTTGCAGCAGTTGTTGCAATATATGAAGCTTCCGCAGCTTGGTATTCTGAATATGTTCTCTGTTCCCAATCAACAATTGCTGGAACAAACTCTTCGTTGTGTAAACCATGACGCCAATTTGTTTCTAATGTTTCATCAGATGTTGTGGTATTGACCGCGACACTTGTCCATGTTGTACCATTCCACCACTGAAGCGTATTGTTTGTTGTGTTGTAAACTAATAAGCCAGCAATTGTGGTTACTGGTAGTGCTGGTAATACAAGTGGTGCTATCCAATATCCAACTTGTTGGCTGGTTAATGTTGATGTTACATATTTTGTTGACCAGGTTTCACCTGTCCATACAAACAATTGCTTTGTAATTATATCATACCAATATGGCACACCATTATATAGATCGTAATTGCGATATGCATACATTACACCATCATTGCTTTGAACAAGATAGTTTTCAAATTCATAACTTCCATCAGTTGGCGAAGAAATAACTCTCTGTCCTAATGCTGGATATAACGTTCCTGTTGGACCATCATCATAACCAAAAATTTGATTTGCAATAAGTGCTGATGTTGAGTTGATATTGTAGATATCAAACAATGGATATTGATTGACTGCTGTCTTTACTTGTTCATTAAGACGCAATTGAACCAAACTTACAAGTGGTTGCGGACTGCCATCTGTAATCCATGTTGCATCATCTGCAATCATACGAACAGGAACAGCATAATTACCAAAATCAAAATAGGAAGCTTCACCAACCTGGAACAATACAACATCGCCCTGATTCAATGATGTTAAGAACTGGATACCTGTTACAAATGTCGTACCAAGTTCATCATATGTTCCGTATTGGCGAATACCATTTACATAAACTCTAATATCATTAAATCCAACCAATGAACGTTCTGCTAATGAACGTGTTGAGTTTGATGGAATATAAAAATCAAGATTTAATGTTGTTACACCAGCAGCGTTAATTGTAAACTGCTCAGCATATGGTGCAAGTATTGTTGAATAACTAGGATATATTGGACCAGTTATTGTAGGAATCATCATTTGATTTTCGTACTGATGATTTATTGCTGTTGTTGTATTAGCACCAATAAACAACCACTGATTACCATATGTTGTAAAGGCATCACCTTGAGATGTTAATTCTGGATACACATATGAAGTACCATATACAACTGCTGGAACAGTACCTGTGACAGTAATTATAGTTTGAAATGCACTCTGTTCTGATTGCTGAACAAAATATGAACTTACTACTGTTAATGGGGTTGGTGGTAATGTATCAACCAGGAACGTATATCCAGGAACAAAAATACTTGTCATATCACCAAAGCGTTCATCCAAAGTGATTGTGTTTGAAGTACTTGCTACAATAGTTGCTGATTCAAGTTCAAGTCTATTTGGTTGTGCTGTAGTATTAGCCCACTGTACTAATGAACTTGAACGATACTGCCAGGTATAGGTAGTTGAAATCCATTCATTTAATTCAAGGTTTGGTTCGTACTCAATGATAGGATATTGTGCTGCCTGTGCAATTGAAAAGTTTGTAACATCATTCTTATGCACCCAGTAGTTTTGGTTGATCCATTGATCAAGTCCTGCAATTGTTGCCTCAGTGGCACAACCTGCTGAATAGTCCCAAAGACCTTCACCTGTTGTTTGTGCAACTATTAAGCTAAAATTTTGATATACTGGTTTCCATGAAGTCAGGAGTACTGCAGCAGAAGGATCTTCCAATATGTACAATATATCTGAAGTTGTATTCCACCAAACATCGTATATTTGTGGTGAAGAGTTAGCAACATTCCAAGCTGCTAATGTAGGATAAGAGATACTTGCAATGAAAGCTACATTCCATAATGGTGGAGGTGGAACAAATTCGTTATTATTTACACCACCAAAATTATTATCATCCCAAGGAAGAATATCCCAACCACCATTCTGCTCTGCACATTGGCATAGAGCAAAATTTTGGTATATCTGAAGTTGTTCGTTAAGAGTAATATCACCATCTGCAGTTGAATTTGTGATTGTTGGTGGTGAGGTGATTACAATAGTTGTTTCGTTAAATGTTGCATCATATGATGAAGATGTAACAGTTAAGAAGCTATCGTTGATTTGTGGGTTTGTTGAATTCTCAACATACAATACAAATCCTGGTACAAACAGCGAGGTGAAGTTACCAATAATTACAAGCGAATTTGTTGAAGGAGTTACTTCAATAATATTAAAGGTTGCACCATATTGTGCAATCAACGATTCGTAAAATGAAACCAATGAGTTTGCATAAGCACATTGACTCTTTACAGTAATATATTGAGGCTGTGAGTTAGGACTTGATGGATTAACCCAGTAGTAATCTTGATAGTTAACAAGTTTATTGATATCGATTGGTGGAACCCAGTTAAACTCTAGTGCATTTCCCCAAGCCGCTTGGTTGCTGATATCAACACCTTGTGCTGCAAGATTGTTAAGAATATCATACCAGGAAGACATATGTTCAACTGAACCAATCTTATCATACATTACAGGTTGTAATTGATATGCTTGGCGGTGAACAGTTTCTTCTTTGATTGAAGTTGGTATTAGGGAAAGTGGATTGTTTAGACCTAAATTACCAACAGTATGTACAGTTTCCGTCTTCGAAAGAAAACGGTTGTACAGATTACTCATCACCGCTCTGTTTGTATCAGATTGGTAAGGTTGAGGTAACATCTGAAACAAATCAGTACTTGCAGTATCGTAATCTGAGTTTGGGTCAGTTGGTATAGGTGGTGTTATAATAGTCGACACAATATTTTATCTCCGCAAGTTCCAGAGATTATTTATGTCGAGGTTACCTGTTAAATTTTCACGGGATTAAAGGGGTTAGTATCCTGCTTGTCTTAGTACTTGTGGTGTCAATGCTGTAACAATATTAATGTTTGCAGTTGAAACCTGTGGTAAGAAAAGTTGATAAGGTGGTGGAGTTATTTCAAACAAGTCACCAAACTGGTTTGCAGCATATGATGGAACAATAACAACCGATGTAACTTCTGCTGTTGTAAGCTGTGTTATGATAGTTGTTGCAAGTTCTTGGAATTCAAAAATTTCACCAAAGTTCCAATACTGAGGGTCAAAGAAATCTTGGATAATTGCCACGATTTGATTTTGAACCTGGTTATCTGTTAATGTAACGTTTGTTGTTGGACGAACAACTGCAAACGTTGCTTGTAAAGTTGGATCAGCATCTGGACCAAACAAAAGTGTGAATCCACCAGAATAAAGAACACAAGTATCAGAGATCATTGCTGATTGCAATAGTGTTGCATAGGATGTTCGAAGATCCAATGATGATGGTGGTGTTGGTTCAACATCTGTTTGTCCATCCAACCACTCTGTCAATGCTTGATAGTATCCAGTTGTGATAATATACATGTCGATGATATTTGAAGAGGCAGGATCAACTAAGTAGTATGTTGTTGGCCAATGGAACCATGCAAAGTTGAATGGATAACGACCCAGATAACGAATATAAGTTTGAAGTTGTGGAGCTGTAGATGCATTTGCTGCCCACAACGCCTTTATAGTATCAGTTGTTAGAACTGGTGTATAATCATCACTTACAGATGGACGTGAAAAATATACATAATCGATCATTGTAACAGTTACAGTATCACCAATACCAATAATATGATCGCTATCTGCAGGAATGTTGCCACCAACTTGAATCTGGTAACTTACTATGGCATTTACATTTGGTGGCTGAACAGTTTCATTATAATAATATGGTTGCGTAGCATCGTTTGTTAGTGTGTATGTATTACCATCTGTACCATCGGTAATTGTTACAACCAAATCCTGGCTACTATATCCAAGAATATATGAACGTGGAAGAGTAATCAAATACCTTCCCGCATTAACTGGAGTTGAGGCTGTAATGGTAAATGTTTCAGTGTAATTCAAAATACCAACCTGTGCCATATTCTCAGGAATACCATCACCATTTGTGTCTGTTGGTAATACATTCAACATTGTTAGATTTGGAAGACCTGGTGTAAGCGGATCTGTAACTAAACTCAATACATTGTAGATATAATTCTGTGGGAATATTCCAGCACCAGTATTATCAACATTTGCTTGAAGTAATATGATTTCGTCCTGATCAGCATTCAATGTATTGTAGTTGATTACTGATTCACCATTGTTTGTATTCCAGAAGTGTGAGGATGCGCTTTGTGCAATCATTTGTGTTGATGCATATTGAATTGTCCATCCAGTTTGGATAGATCCTGAATATACTTTATTAACAACCATCATATACACAGCATTAGCTGGAGTATTAGGTGAAGCACCTGTACTTGTTGTCCACGCATCATTTATCACAGAGTAATAAAAATAAATTGTTTGGGCAGGACTTCCTAATACAGCCAAAATTGCTGTTTGTTCAGCTGCAGTGAATTCTGTTCTTAATGTTGCAGGATCTCCACCAAGTGAATTATAGATTGGTGCAAGTGTTGTAAAGAATGATGAGGAGGAAAGTAATGGTTGAATATAATTAAGCAACAACACATCTGGTGTTACATCTGTATTGACAACTTCAAGAATACCATTCTCTGGTGTTACACTTTGAAAATAAAGAGCAAGATCATCACCAAACATCTTTACATTTTCATACGTTCCTGATGGATCATGCCATGCGATATATTTTGAATCACCAGCAAACGTTCTGTTAAATGCAACCATCTTGAGAATTGATGGATCCTGTAACATGAATGTATTATAGTCTTGTGCATTAACCATACGATTCTGTGTTTCATAAACTAAAGGTGCAGTTGTACGAACATGTTCAATACTTTCAGATGTTGATGCATTCAATAGCGAACTTGTCAAGAATACAGCAAATGTAAATGTCTGTGTCGTATTTGTACTATCAACATAACTAAAAGAATTAGATACTCCTGAAACTGCTGTTGCGGGAATAATTGCTCCATCATTAGCAGAAACACGATACCAAATTTCAAATGTTCCTAAAGGAATATTTGCCATTTGTCCATCACCAAAGATCAATGTGACATCATCATTGGCATTGCTTTGAACTTGATATTCATTATAGTTACTACTTGAGTAATTGAAAATAATATTCTGTGAACCAGACGTATCAACTGGATACCAATAACCATATACAGAAGTATTTGGTGATAGTATTGTTGTTGGATTTGGATTAATTGTAATGATATCTAATGTTGTTGGATTGACGTTATTAACCCAGACGTCTGTATCGTTAATATTATTAACACTAATATCAAATGTTTGGTTTGGAGTCACACCATCAAATGTAGTAGTTGTACTTAATAATGTTCCTTGCTTTGTATACATCAAGAAACCAGTTGTTGTTGATGCATCACCTAAACCATCGTTTGCATACATCAAATTGAACAGAGCGTTATTTTCAGGACGTTTTTCGTACGGACCATTTGAATTCAAAAGAACTGGGACAAGTTCCATTGGATAGTTTGTTCCATTTGCCGTTGCATTATAGCTGAATACTGGTGCACCTGATGTTGAAGAAAGAGGACTATTGTTAAGTGTATAAAGCTCTAAAAGAACATCACCAACTTGAACACGCTGGCTTGGTAATACTGTTCCAAACGTTTGTGTTAGAACAAGATTCATTACAAGAATAAATTGTTCCTTCCAGTTTGCATTTGAACTATCATTCCAGTTGATTGTGACATTAGCGAGATTGTTACCAAGACTATCATATACACTTTCGGTTGTTGTAACTGATTGAAGTTTTACTAAACCACGAGCTGGTAAGTTACGTGTTGGTGTATATGAGATAAAACTAGCAAGACGTAATACTGATTCTTGTCTCTCAGCTACAGGCATCAAATTTTCGTGAGCATTTAAGTCACTACGATAAGCGTACAATTCAGAAATATAACAAAACAATTCAAGAATAGCAATAAATTCACTTGATTCAATATAGTCGTTAAAATCTTCAGGAAAGTAAAGTTGAACATAGGCAAGTAGACTTTGCTTTACAGTATTGTAATCAAATGCAGAAAAGTTTATCGTAGCGTATGCTTGATAAACTGCTTGGAATGATTCTGCTGCGTCTATTAGTTGTGCCATTATCTTTATGCCTCAAATTGAATATTTAGCTGGAATGGTTGTGTCAAATTTAATTCGACATAATTTAAAATAGCTACTGCTGTGACGCTGTTTGTGCTATAGTTTGGTGTTATTGCTAAATTCAAAAGATTAACACGTGGGTCAAACTGAAACACAGAAAGCAATTCATTCTCAATATCTGATACTGTCATCTCGTCAAGTGGTTCGAATACTATTTCAGGTATTCGTGTTCCAAACGTTGGCATCATTACACGCGAACCTCTACGAGTAAAAATTTGATTCAACAGATCAAGTTCAATTAATGCGATGTCTGTTAAAACAAAAGTTTTATTCTTTTGAAATTCGTATGACGAAAATCCAACATAGGTTGTCATTATGCAGCCCTCACTAAAGATTTACAATTTTCATAATGATATCGTATCATCTTGCCCATTGCTATAGTACCACAATAAGGACATGTTGGCTTAGGTCTATTAATGGCTCTTTCTCTCATTTTTTGCTTCGATTCATCAGAAAAATGTTTACCGTAGTTTGGGTTACCCTCACCAGACATTTTTGTTCGCCACTCAAGAGTTTTTGGTATTTTCAATTTTTGTAATGTTTCTTGACTATGTTGCTTTCCATAGTTTGGACTATCTTTTCCTTTTGGTTTTGAGGCATCAAAACTACCAGTTTGTGACCAGTGATTTTGTTTCATTTTTTGTTTGGCTTCGTCCGTGTGCTTTTTTCCAGTCATCGTTCCAGGTCTACTAGATAGGTAAGCAGCTCGTTTTCTTTTTAACCACGCGTATTCTCTAAACCCTCGATTGTTCATACTTGAAATAGCAAACGCAGCAAATAATAATTTGTGATTTCCAGGATAAATCTTTACTAATAGTTGGTGAGCTACATAGTGTTCTTCTGGTGTTAATCTAACTAAATTATCTTTTTTATTATTTCCACCAATGCATTTTGGAATAATATGATGCCTTTCAGAGTATCCTTCTAATACTCTGCCTTTTGCTCTATCTACCAATGTGTTATAGTGTTTTAAGTAATTCATTGTTGTATTTATTGAAAGGTAACCTCTTATTTTTTATCTATGCCATCTGTTGTTGCGTGGGATTACTTCTCCTAATTCATACCTGCCAACTAGTGGACTATCATAATCCAATTCTAATTGGAATGAATTATTTAAATCATTATCTGTTGCATTTTTATCCATCATAATTCGTCCAAAAGGTTCATGTTCCGGAACCCTATTAGTATAATATGCTTCGTTTGAAGTTGCCGTTCCTGCAGAAGTTGCAACTGTTGGAGTTCCACCATTGATATCAACAGTTGCAGCACCGATAACAACAGCTGCCGATGCACTTAAGTTCAACGTGGTGGAAGCTGTCCAAGCTCCAATACCAGTTGAAAGAATATTGGTGTTTTGTGTTGATTGTAAGTTTAGATTACCACCAGAGTTGATATTTACATCACCTTTTGGCTGAATGTTTACATTACCAGTTGATGCAATCTGAACATCACCACTTGTTGTATTCAAACTGAAATCTGCATTTGCTGTCATGCGAATTTCTCCACCACTTGTCATGTGAATTCCATCTGTTGCGTACACGCGGAATGTTCCACCAGCAGTGACATTAACATCCATTTCTGAGTGAATAGAAACTCTACGAGCAGCATAGATATCAATACTTCCATCTTGATCCATTTCAACCCAGTTATTTCCTTGAACAGTCGAGATATAAATTCTTTCATTTGTATCATCAAGAAGAATTTGATGTCCTGATCCTGTTCTTAAACGAATACGACAGTTCTGTTGGCGATCATCAAGAGCAATAGAGCTAAACCCTGGAGTTGTCCATGAGTATGTTTGTGGATCAAGATTTTGTCCACCATCAATTAATGATTCTTCATACGTTGCATTTGGTTCAATTTGGCTTAATGCATATCCTTGTGTATAATCACCATTAGCAAATTCATTTCCATCTTCTTCTGTATACACATAGTTACGATCATCGGGTAAGTTTGCAACCTTCTGTGTTGGAAGATTCTTTTGAATATTGCCTAAACCTGCAACTTGATAATCAGCACCACGAACTCGCCACTCAAAATTCTTTCTTGGATTTAAGCCAACACCACCATCATTAGATGCTACTGCTGTAGTTCTTGTATATGCCGTTGTATAGTTTTCATATAATGGTTGAATAGGTTGTTCATTTGCAGATAATGGACCATCTAGTACTCCTTCTGGTGCGCTTGGATTATTAAAGGTATATCGACCATGTGGCATTGTTCCTGCAAGCATTGCACCAAATAATGCACCAAACCAAATTCTATAATTTGGATCACCATTTAAATAAGCAACAACAACATCAGTACCTACCTTTGGAATATTAAACATACCAAACGCAACAGGTCCTGGTGTATAAACACCATCTGTAGGACCTCTTGACTGAACTTGTTGATGTCCTGCAAATGGCGAACAATAAATTGCAAATGGAATATCTCCAACCTTCGCAGTATCAGCATCTAGTCCAGCAATCCAAACACGAACACGTCCCATTTGCATAGGATCGTTTGTATCAACAACACGACCAATAGAGATTGCTAATCTTGATTGATCATAATCGCTTGATGTATTTGCTTGTTTGATTGATCCATAAATGCTCATACAATATCCTTAATGTGCTTTTCCTGCAAGTACTGTTATTAGTGTCTTTTGAGTTACAGCAGCATCTTGAACTAATCGATCTGTTGCTGAATATGATGTTGGTGTTGCTGGTGCAACAGTATTGTTTGGTTGTGTTGTTGATGCTAAAAATGGTGAAGCGTTTGCCTGTGAAGATGCACCCGTTGCATTGGGTCCTGTATAGGGCATGTTAGGTGTAATACCAAGAGCAGCTTCGATAGTTAATATCTGGTTATAATCAGAAATTAACAATGCCTGATAATTTGGATTTGTTGAATAGCTACCACCACCAGGTTTATTCTGAACAGCATTTGCATAATTTTGAATTGTTGTTGATGAATCAGCGTTACCATACCTTTGTGAAATCAATCTTGCGTAGTCACTAAAGCTACTTTGTGCATCAGAATAGACTCTGAAGTTTGCAGTTGTAGGTGTTGTTACACCATGGACAACTTCGGTTGTCTGTAGTGGAACAATTTGTCCTGTCCAGAATGCATTATTAGGATTATTTGGAAATGCCTTAAATCCAAAGAAGTTATTATAGCCAGTAGTTAAACCTGATGATCCCCAGTTTCCACCTGGATGGGTTGATTCAACAGCTGCAGCTGCTAAAATATAGTTTGGATCGATTGGAGGTGTTCCATAAGTTGCTGCAACACGTTGACTTGCCGCTAATGCTTGGTTGTAATACATTTGAACGAACAAGGTATTGCTTGATGGTGATATACCAGTACCTGTTTTATGTCCTAATGATCTTCCAGGTGTTATTGGATTTGTATTCGTAGAAAGATTAGGCGGTGTTGATGCTGTTGATGTTATCGATTGTTTTTGTGGTGTATAAACACTTGATACAGATGGTGTACCAACACCAGTCAATTCATCCTTATCATTTACTGATTGCATGCTTGCCGAAATACCAGGTACTTGCCACAAATTCAATTCTTGTGTAAATTGCCCATCATTAAATTTATTCTGTGCCGTTATAATATTAAAGTATCCATCATACCAAAATGTTTTATAGTATCCACCTGGTGTTGGATTAGAACTTTGTTCATACTCCCAGATATCATCTGTTGTACTTGGCATTTTAATATTGACTTTTACATAGTCAGGACCATACTTGCTTGGATTTGTAAATTTCTGAAGGAATAATGGGTTGCCATGAATTACCATTTTTGTATTAACAGATTGGTATCCTGCAAACTGACGCCAAATAGCATCTGCTGTTTGTACAGATGGTTGGTTCAAATGTTCTTTCAATGAATCAGCATAATCTGAATATGCTGGTGGCCAAATTGGTGTACCAAGACGAATTTCATTATTAGGATTTAAAGCACCCGATGGAGTAAGTATTGGTACGAAATCAGGCGTAAGAATTTTTCCTGTTACGTCCAACTGTTGGTTAGGAAGAGATCTTGCTGTAATTAAATTTTGCCACAATGCTAATCCCATGGACAAATTCATATCCAAGTGAATGACATCAGCATTTTTACCAGTGTAAATATAATCAAATGTATAAACCGTGCTGTTAGATAAGTCTAATGTTTGTGATTGTGCGTTACCTTCTTCTGAAGGTGTAAGATCAACTGCTTGATATTGATACTCTGACACATAATAGATAATTGTAATAGAGTTATCACCTTTGTCAGGACTTGTTCTTTGAAATTCTGTTGTAATCTTATAAGAGTATTTTGGAGTACCATTTTTTGGTAATGTAACTACATTTGGATCACCTTCCACCTGATATTTTGCCCAAGTTGCAGAACTTGCCATTAACTTATCGATTAGATCAACAACACCACCATCCTTCTTTCCAATATATTGATATGGGTTACTACTACCACCAGGTTTGCCCGTATCTGGAATCAACGTACCAAAATCTTTTAGATTCTGTAAAACAATACTACTTGGCTCAAGCACAATCTTCCAAGTAATTTTTGCCGTCTTTGAAAGATCAACATGTGCAGAAGAAGCCAACAGGTTTTGAATAATAACATTACGGCGAGCAAGATATGCATGATTCATTTGCTCTTGGAATGTTTGAAGATGTTCTTCAAGTGTATATGGAGCACCATAGTTACTTGGATTTCTACCACCAAAGGTAAATCCAATACCATCTGTCATTCCTAGATAGATTTGTGTCCATCCTGCACCATTATCACAACCACAAAAAGAAAGCTTATACATTGATCCAGTTGCATCAATATTACCTTCAATGTTAGTAATTAGGATACCATACGGAGGAATGTTTGTGATTTGATCTACAGTTCCATCATCATTGTGACCAACAAAAATAATCTTAAGCAGGAATGGCATTACGCTTGGATCAAGTCCAAGATACTTATTGCTTGCAGTTTGTGCTAATACATTGAGGAAGTTAACACCTCGAGGTTCAATAACGTTTAACACACCATCATTAACATATGTGTTCAAACCAAACGTTGAGGTAGGATCACGAGCATTGCCGATGAAGGCCGTTCCCCATTCAGCATCTTGAATAAAAAAGTCTGTATCGTATCGTGTATCAATAACGATTGAATAATTACCAACTAGGCACGACTTAACTGCACGAGGATCTGGTCCTGAAGGACGTTCATAGAAATCAATAGAGTTGATTCCAATCGTACCACTAGTATTATTTGTAGTACTTGCATTATTTGCAGTCGTAGTATTTGAATTACTATTTGGCTGTGATTGTCCAGTGTAAGTAAGGATATCTGTACTATCAATAGCAACTAAAATAAAATGATAAGAATAACTAGCGTATTTTCTTAGTGGGTTATCAAAGTTGTCGGCGCGATCGGTTGTCGCTGCTACTGGTGATTGTTGTGTTATTGTTTCTACTGCCATATGATTATAATTTGCCTATTTTATGAAGATGTTGAAACGGGACTTCCTCCAGTTTGGTTTATCAGAATTGATGAAAACAAGCGAGACTTTGAAGGTAAAATTATAGGAACACCTGTAATGAATTCTTCGTTAATATCAACGATGGCATTATATTGAAGTACAACCCACATTAAGGTTGATTTACCATATGTATCATAAGCAAGAAGATCAGGACGTTGATGATATCTAGATTGAAGAACAAACTTCAAATCATCTGATGCCGTAGTAAATGTCACACCATCCCACCATCCCAAACGTGTAGGATATACATCTGTCAACCCACCCTGTACATAACGAGATAGTGGAACTTCTACAGAGCTTGTTGGTTGAGTTGTAAAGACTGTTGTGTTAGATGTTGCCATAATTAAAAGTTTATCAAACTACCTTGCTTAAAATCTTGAATGTTAAAGTTCAAATATGCGTTAGGTGAATGTGTTTCAACTAATTGAACCGAAACTTGTATGATCGTTGGAACTGGAATATTGTTTATTGTTGGAATATAATCAACGTCTGATGGATATGGAATATTCAAACCTGTAATAACAACAGGAACGTTGTAAATGTTATTTCCTATTGCTGGTGTTGATGAACTCGACCCATTACCAATTGGAACAGTTTTCGATGTTTGGTTATCGCCTGGATTATTTCTTGCATATGCTGTTAGGAATAATACTGAAGGTGGTGCACCTAAAATGTCTTCACCAACTGCTGTACCTGCTGTTCCGAATACTGGCATTGCCCATGTTCTTAAATATTGAATGTAAGCCAGTGTTCTTGTAGCTTCATTTACCGAACGAGATATGAATTTACCCTCAATTGAAAACGTGCGTGAACCCGTACTTCCGTATTGATATATAGCACCAGGTGCATGAACTGGTTCTATGTTCTTGTACATAACTTGACGCGATTCGCTAAATTCAGGAGTAGCGTCCCACACAACTCGTTCGATTTGGTTAGATGGTAGATTTGCAGAAGCCGCACGAGTCAACTTAACCTTATAGTCAGTAACACGCGAAGCCGTTACAGTAATTTCATCCAACACTTGATTTGCATTAGTTGCCATTTGCTATTCCTTAATCACACAATTTGTCAGGGTATTTATGAACGTTGATCGCTACATTTTTTCACGTATACTCACCCACTAATAGGAGAATAATAATAATGAAGAAGGTCAAAAAGACTAAAACAAAGACTGCTCCAAAAAAGTCATATTACAAACCAAAAGCTAAGAAATCAGTTAAAAAGGTTGTAAAGAAGAAATACAAATCTTATTACAAACCAAAAGTAAAGAAGGTTGATGTTATTGAAGTTCCTCAAGAATTAAAAGAGGAAGCTGAAATCTCTACCTTGCCACCTAAGTTAGCTGAAGCTGTTGAAAAGATTTTTGCCCCATCGAAGCGTCCGGTTAAGTATTTGAATAATCGTGATCTACTCGCTCAAGTTATCTTAAGCAAGAAGAAAATGATGATGTCGAACGAGCTTGCAAAGATGCTACAACTATTAACATCAAGATATGCAAAGAAGGGCAATTTTGCTAACTACACATATAATGATGACATGCAGAGCTACGCTATGCTAATGTTGGTTAAGACGTGGAGTGCTTTTGATCCAGCGAAGAGTTCAAATCCGTTTGCATTCTTCACACAATGTATTAAGAATTCGTTTATCCAATACCTAAACCAAGAAAAGCGACAACGCGATATTAAGGATGAAGTGTTGGTTGACAAGGGGTTGACACCTTCGTTTTCGTTTCAATACGAATATGAAGATAAACATGCAAATACAGAAGCGGCGGACCATGAAGTGATTGATGCGCCTACAAAATTACATGAGGATGTAGATCCATTTATTCCAAGTCCTAATGATGAAGAAGAATCAATAACACCAGAAGCATACTAAAGAATAACAATGAAAAAGACATTAAAACGTGGAGCTTTTTGCACAGACATCCATTTTGGAAAGAAGGGAAATTCACCACAACATAATCAAGACTGCTTGAACTATATTGATTGGTTTTGTGATCAAGTCAAAAAAGATGGTAAGGTTGATTACATAGCATTCCTTGGTGATTGGAATGAAAATCGCAGTGCTTTAAATATTTCAACTCTTAACTATTCCTACCATGGTGCAAAGAAACTAAACAACATGGGATTGCCTGTGTACTTTGTTATTGGTAATCATGACCTGTATCAACGCCATACAAGAGAGGTTCATTCAATTGTTCACTTCCAAGAATTTAAGAACTTCAAGGTAATTGAACATCCAACTATTGTTGAAGAGATTGAAGGTAAGGCTTTGTTTAGCCCATATATGTTCCACGAAGAGTATCCAGGATTGGAGAAATTTTTGTCTTTACCTTTTTGGGCTGGTCATTTTGAATTTAAAGGATTCATCGTAACAGGTGGACATGTAATGCCATTCGGTCCAGATGCAGGTAATTTCAAAGGACCTAAACATATTATTTCAGGACATTTTCACAAGCGTCAAGCAAACCAGAATATTATCTATATGGGAAATACATTCCCTATGGATTATAGTGATGCTGGAGACTTCGCTCGTGGAATGATGTTCTACGATCATATTAAACAAGAACCAACATGGGAAGATTGGGCTGATTGTCCCAAGTACATCAAGACTAAATTATCTAATGTACTTGATAATACAACCACCCTGTATACCGATGCAAGAGTGAGATGCTTAGTTGACCTTCCTATCTCTTTCGAAGAGAGTACATACTTGAAAAAGAAGTTTACAGAAAAATTTACACTAAGAGAATTCATCCTAGAAGAAACATCAGAAATTAAGGATGCTGTCTCACAAACACAATCTGAGTTTAACCCAGAGAATAAACCCGAATACGACAAATTAAAAACTGTCGATGAATTGGTTAAACATATGTTGACAGAGATTGATAGTGACCATATCAACAATCAAAAGTTGATTGATATCTATACCAGTTTGAAGACACAATAAAAGAAAAATTATAAGGGGTGATGGGTGATAGTATTCAAATCAGTGACGATGCAAAATTTCATGTCATATGGTGCAGTACCTACGACAATTGAATTAGATCGTCCTGGAACAATTTTCATGTCAGGTGAAAATCTTGACAATACAGCAAATGGGATAAGATCAAATGGTGTTGGAAAAACAACACTACTTAATGCTATTGTATATTGTCTGTACGACAAACCTGTTTCAACAATCAAGAAACTTGATAATCTTATTAACTGGGTTAATAAGAAGAACATGATTGTTAGTGTTGAGTTTGAAAAAGATGGAAGCACGTATGTTGTAACGCGTGGAAGGAAAACAAAAGCTGGTGCTGGCAATCTCATTCAAATCATTAAGGATGGGGAAGATATTACTCCAGCCAGCAAAGCTGATGATAAAATTATTGAAATCATTGGTATCAAGTATGAGTTATTCGTTCGTATTGTAACATTCTCTGCTACACATACTCCATTCTTTGATCTGCCAACCCGTCATGCATCACAAACAAATCAAACCGACATTATTGAAGAGTTGTTTGATATTGTAACGCTATCCACAAAAGCTGAAGCCTTAAAGGTTATCATCAAAGATACAGAACTTGCCTTAGAAGCTGTTAATGAACGACATGAACAGCTTGAAAAGGAACACGAACGTTACGCAAAGCAGTTGGAAGCTGCACGTCTGCGTGTCAGTAATTGGGAAGCTAACAATCTTAAAGAGATTGAAAAACTTAACACACAAATCCAGGGACTAAAAGTAATTGATGTTACAGAGCAACGATTGTTGTTGGAAGAACTTGAAAGATTAGAAACTGAACTTGAACAAGTAATTCAAGAGCAAATGAAATCTGATGCAGAAATTACAACAATCCAGAAAACGATGACAGATTTGTCACACGAACTTAAACATTTAGATAGTGGTCATTGCCCATATTGTAAACAAGACTTCCATATTGCTACAAAGGATAAAAAGAAGATTGAAGCAGCTCTACACAAAGCACAAGAAAATCATACAGCTGTATCTCTCAAATATAGAGAAGCAGCCGGCGAAGTCAAGAAACAGTCAAGCAACTACAAGAAACTGAAAGCAAAACTTGCAGTTGAAAATCTTGAACAACTACTACAAATCAAAAACAGTATCACACAATTACAAACAAAGTGTGCCGATTTAATGAGTGCCGTTAATCCTTTCTTAGATCCTTTACAGGAATTAGAAGCTATCAAACTTGATGAAAAGGATATGTCTACAGTTAATGAACTTAACCTATCTCTTACACATCAAACATTCTTACTCAAGCTACTTACAAAGAAAGATAGTTTCGTTCGTAAGGCAATACTTAACAAGAATATTCCATTCCTAAATCAGAGAATGCAAAAGTATTTGGTTGATTTAGGGTTACCTCACACAGTTGAATTTACTCACGAGATGACTGCAAATATTTCCCAATTTGGGCATGAAGCTGATTTTGGTAACTTATCAAACGGACAAAAGGCGTGTGTTAACATTGCCCTTTCGTTTGCATTCAGAGACGTATTACAGAGCATGCATGATCATGTAAATATATGTCTACTTGATGAAGTACTAGATGTTGGATTAGATGATATTAGTGTTCAGGCGGCGGCAAAGATGTTGAAGCACAAAGCGCGCGAAGAAAAGTTAGCGTTATATATCATTAGTCATAGAAATGAACTTAATAGTGCATTTGATCGAAAAATGATCGTTCAATTATCAGGTGGTTTCAGTTCACTAAGATATGAGGATGAGTAATGACAGAATATAAAAAATTACAAGACTTTGATTATGATTTTTTGAAATCATACCCAAAAGAACATTATGAAGAAATGTTGAAACAAATGGATCCTGACGACCCAATGACTAAAATAATGGGGGCAGGAGTAAACATTGTGTTTGGAATTAATGATCGAAAAAATTATGATAGAGCAATGTCTATTATAGGCGATTCAAATGAGATACGGTAATTATTGGAATGATGATCAAATCATTATTGGAAGTGTTATAGAAACTGACAGGATTCCATCCGCTGTTATTAAAGATACAGGCGATGGTGCTCCCGCATTCATTGCTATGGTACATGATTCACATTTGAACATTTTAATTGAATACATCTTTGTTGAAATTATTCCAGGTAGCGAACATCAAGGCAATTTGCCAAGTACATCAACTGCAACACCTACTGAAACATTTGTTAATGTAAACATTTATTCTGGTCCAATTCATAAGTTTGAAGAGATGTCTCTTATAACACAAGACTCGTGGCCACTATCATGGTTTCGTTTAACAAAAGTACCTGCCGTATCAAGTGATCCATACGATGACTATGAACGAGCAATGGCTATCATAGGTGGATGAAATGAATCTTGTACAATCAAAGAATTTAAACGCTATAGAAGAAGATTTAACAAATCTTCTGAAGAGATGTAGTTCAAGAGACGCAATTCTGACCCATTTTTCAACATACTTGCTTGGAGCAATGTTAAAATTTGATCTTGAAGATTATGAATTCTTTCCAGAAATTACAGATACAGAAATGAACGTAAGAATTTTGATTTACTTTCCAAACGACATTTACAAATCACACGAATTACTGATTAAGAAAAATGATGCGCCTTTGGCAGCATATAACAGAGCAATGGGGATTGTATGACAATAGAAATAGAAGATATTAAGAAGGTAAATTTACAACCAGGTGAGACATTAGTTATTCAAATTAATTGCAAAAATATACCATCAAATCGTAAACAAGATTATCTACAGAATGCTACTAAGTTATGGAGACAGGTATTTCCTGATCCAGCAATTAATATTGTTGCAATACCACCAGAAGTATCATTAACAGTTATTAGTTCCACACCTACACCACGTATAATGAAACCAGATTTATCAAAATCACAACCTGTTGATCAAACAGACTATGAAAGAGCAATGGAGATAATTAAATGACAAGTTATATGTTTGAAGAAAAGTTTCCTTGGTCAAAGAAACTTGATCTTGTAGATTATAATCAATTAGAATACGACCCTGATTTTAAAGATAAAATACCAAACGACCAATGTTGGACAAATGCAATACACTTTGATGTTAATTATGTGGTTGAATGGCCTGACTATAGTATTGAAGACGAATATATGAAAATGATTGGTGCAGAAATAGTAAAATCCGTCGACAAAGAAATTATGAAGTGTCTAACACAAGGCGACTTGGAGTTCATGAAAAATAACAAATACATCTCAACTGAAATGCTTTTCAATCATGTATGCGGTATTCCCATTGAGGTTGAGGATAAATATTCCAACTATGATAGAGCAATGTCTATCATTGATATAAAGGGAAACTAATATGGTTACAGTAAACATAGATGAAAATTTTATAAGAGCAATTGTTAATGATCAATTTGAAAAACTATTGATAAAGTTAGCCGATACTCTTCCATATCCTTACGAGAAAAGCAAAGTTTTAAAGATCATCTCAGATCAGCATTATGAAGATGCAAAGCGTTCAGTTAACATAAACTATAGTGGATTCGATCCTATCAAAGATGTTGATAGGGACAAGCAATTTAATTTTGCAAGATATACCAGTGTTGCTGATCGTGAAGAACTAAAAAATGTTAATGAACATATTCTTGGTGGTAAGATCGTAGATCATACACCAGCAGAAATAGCTGCTATGAGACAAGAGATAGAAGATTTTCTTCGCGAGACAAATGAATTTCTTGTAGACACAGAAAAGTTTTTGAAGAGCTAATAGGGTAGTAACTAAGTAATTTGTCGCCTTAAATAAAGGCATGACAATATTATCAATCGATCAAAGTTATACTCATTGTGCTTGGTGCGTTACAAACGGAAGAGACGTAATTGCTTTTGATGTGCTACATTCGGATAAACAAAAGACAATCTACGAAAGAGCGTTGAATCTTAGTTTAGAACTTGGTAGAGTGTTTCTTACATACACACCAACTGAGATACGATTAGAAGGTTTGGCTTTTGGAATGAGAGGAGATGCCACGAGAGATCTTGCTGGATTGTTATTCACAATCATTAATGTGATATCACATTTACATGTGTTCAAGAATTTCAGAATCATTTCTCCTAAGTCAGTGAAGAAGAGAGCAGGTGATGGCAAGTTTAAGAAGAAAGATATGATTGCTGCCTTGCCAGATGATATTAAGAAGATGTTTACAGATAAGAATTATAAGTTGACAACTGGGTTATCTGATCTTGCAGATGCTTACTGGATTTCTCAGGTATAATAAAATAGGAAATATCACTCGAGAAGAGTGCGGAGTTAGGGCAACCGCTCCATTATTGCGATAACTGTTTGTGCCTTCGGGCTGGTCTAAAGGAAAGAACTCTACATCGTTAGGATGACCAAGAGACTGCTACCAACTATAACAGCGGCGCTTGTGGCATTAGATTGCCATCAAAGGATTAGTATCCAACTCATCAGAGAATACTAACCAAAATCATTGATGTGTACAATTGCAAATATTATTTGCACGGCAGGTCGTTCGACTCAACTCCGTTAACGTGGGGGTAGATTAGTGTATCCATTAAAATTGGACCTAAAATAAACCGCTGAATTAGTGAACGAAGTGAGCGAATTCAGGCGAAGCAATCGTTGATCTCAAGCCTAAAATTTTGTATAATCCCCTAATGACAAATCTATCATATTGGCCATTTGAATCACCACCTAGGGCGAATCAAATCAAGGCATTAGAGTGGCTTGAAAAACAAGATGCTCGATACTTGATCTTGGAATCTCCTGTTGGCAGTGGTAAGTCAAACATTGGTATTGCATATCAGCAGTACTTAGCTCAAACAGCTACTCCAAGATACGAGGACGACAAAGGATTCGGTAAGTCCTATATCCTAACACCACAACGTATTCTCCAAGCACAATATGAGGAATCGTTTAAGGACAACCAGAAAGTCAATCTTGCGTCCTTTTACGGCAAAGCGAACTACACATGTCGTGAGAAGAACACCACCTGTGATGTTGGTAGCGTTGTTAAACCACAATGTACGGGATGTCCTTTCGTTGCTGCTAAGCGTAGAGCAGTCATGGCTACCAATACAGTTCTCAACTACAAACTAGCCCTTCTTCAATTCGCATATGGTCAAAAGACATTTACGAAGCGATCACTAATTGTAATGGATGAATGTCATACTCTTGAAAACCACTTGATTGATTTTGATGCACTTAAAATCACTGATTGGCGTTGCAAGAAATACAATATCCGTTTTGAGTTGCAAAAGACATTACCTAATGCATTACAATGGATGGCAGATATCTATCTTCCTAAGATGCGAGAGGTCTTAACTAAGTTGGAACGAGAATGTGAAGAGATTCAATTCAGAGCTGAAGATGGCGAGAAGTTAACAAAGGCTGAAATTAAGAAGTTGCAAGAATTTGATGCACTATCAGATCACGTTGATGAAGTAAGCCTCATGGCATCACGTGACATAGAATATGTGGAAGACAATTACGTTCTTGTTCATGAACCACTTACATTTCAGTTTAAACGTTTGTATGGTGCTTACACGTTTACTCGCTTGGTTAAACCTAAGGCTGACAAGTTCTTGTTCATGTCTTCAACAGTTTTAAACCAGAAAGGTTTTTGTAAGGATTTAGGAATTCTTCCTGAAGAGTCTGCATTCCTGTCTCTTGATAGCGATTTTCCAAAAGAAAATCGCCCCGTCTATTACATTCCTTCAATGAAGATGAATGCTGGATGGAATGCACCTGAACTTACAAAAGAACGTAGGGCAATGGCTGATGGTATTATCAAAATTGTTGAATCACACAAAGATGATACAGGCATCATTCACACAGGTAATTTTAAGATTGCTGAATGGCTTGTTCGTGAGTTGAAAAATTATGGTATAAGCCATCACATTTATCATCATAATCCAGATAGTGGTGATGATCGTAATAGTATTATTGAAGCATTCACGACCGATGTGAAGCCTCGTATCTTAATCTCTCCATCAAGTACTGAAGGTCTTGACTTGAAGGAAGACCTAGGCCGATTTGCTATCTTTGCAAAGGTACCATTTGGTAATCTTGGAGACCAATGGATCAAGCGTCGTATGGAGCTATCTTCAGAATGGTATCAACGTCAGGCGTTGATCAACATCATCCAAGGTGGCGGTCGTGTTGTTCGTAGTAAAGAGGATTGGGGACATGTATACATTCTCGATCAATCGTTTGCATTCTTGTATAAAATGACCTACATGCAGATCCCTCAATGGTGGAGGGATGCTTACAAGGCTGTATAATGACTATCAAAAAGAAAAAGCGAAAATTAAGAACAACAGGAAGCGATTTAGACTTTGACGGTTCACATATGTTTGGT